CAAATATTTTGTGAATTTTTGTAGAAAACGTAATTATTTGCGTCACGCACAATAACCGCATAATTGCCTATTTTACCAAGACTTTGATTTGGCATTGGAATAATACCTTCAACGGTAATATCGTCCCATTCTGTAATGACAATAGGAGGAACATCTATAAACGAATTTGTAGCTTGATTATACTGAAAAATGCCCCATGCTGTATCTTTAAGATCGAACCAGTTTGTTCCGTCTGGAACCTCTCCTACTGGGCGAACTGTTGTACCAACCAACTCATCAAGGTTAATATCAGCTCTCATTGCCCATAAACGACTACCTAGCCCTAGTGCACTATACGCGGCCATTAACCCGTATTCGTTTAATTCGTTACCATGTAAAGATGACCCGGATGCACTAGTGCGAAATGTAGGAGTACCAAATGTTGCAACAAAGTCACGTTGACTACTGATACCATATACTTTACCGGCATTTACTTTCTTAGACCCTGGAGCAATTACTCCGTTTACAACTTTATTTTCACTGCTAGCAAAAAGTAAAAATGGTACTGTGCCTACTGCTGTTGGTAAGTACTGACTCTCATCTATAATTGTAATGCTAACACCTGGTGATACTAATGCGACCATAATATGTTTCCTTCAAAAGACATTATAATTATTTATTTTTTACCATTTAAAATAACGCCGTTGTCGGTCCTTTGCAAAGGTTTGTTACTCATAAGTACAGTATATTACTATATTCTATGCTAAACAGAAAAATTTGTCCCGTTTGCACTAAAAATCCAACTGCTGTTAATTACAAAGATAAAAATGGTAACACACATTATCGAAGTATGTGTTCAGCATGTATCCATGCAGGAAAAAAAATTAAACCACCGGTTCCTGCATGGTATAAAACAGGATACAGAAAAAAACCATGTTGTGAAAAATGTGGGTTTAAAGCAAAATACCCCGAGGAGCAACTCAGGGTATTTTATTTAGATGGTAATCTTAAAAATAACAGTTGGAGTAACTTAAAGACTATATGCCTTAACTGCCAGCCTGAAATTTATAAGCTTAGATTACCATGGAAACCATCTGACATTGTGCCAGATTTTTAGATTAATTATCATCTAAAATTTCTTGTATCTGTTTATATAAAACATCAAAGTTTGAATTGTTTTTTACAATGTAATGAAATTTTGATCCAACCCAACTTGTTTCACTTGCATGAACATTAAAGGTTTTTAGTTGTTGAATTGCAGTGCTATCCCCATTATTTGCTGCAACTGCAATGTCGTACCACTGGGGTAAATCGCCCTTTTGCACCCATATGGTAATACCACCTTGATCTCGAATTGCAGATATTTCGTTAGGAAATCTACAATCGCTTATTACTATATTCGTAGTGGTATTTCGTAACTTATTTTCTAGACTAGCTATCCATATGTCATCATGGAACCCTTTTCTGAGAACATCAGTACCCCAATATTGTAATACCCACCTAGGAGTTAAATTACTAATACCAAGTCTATTGGCCCACCATACATCTATTTGTTCACGCCATTCTCGACTGTGTGATGTATTGCCTTCAAGTAGACCTCTGTCCCACCCAAATGTAGCTGAAACAATATCTTTTAATGTGCTAGCAAAACTTTCTCTAGAAAAGTTGTAATTATTAACCAAATAATTAGCAATAGTATCCTTACCGGATCCAATGAACCCTGAAATTCCTATAATCATAATTGTCTTTTATTTTATTTAATAAAGACAATTATAACAGATATAAGAAAATAAATCTATAATTTAAGAACAATAAGCCGACTAATTATCAGCCTATTATCCAAGTAAGAGGTGTTGAACCATCAACATAGGTTTTTAAATCTTCCTCGAGTTTGGCCATCTCAACTTGCGCTTCATTTTTAAGCGACTCACCGTTAAGTGATGCTCCGCCTTGAGGTCCTGCAATTTGAGAAAATTTACTACGAGCTTCGCCTACAATACGTTTCGCAAAACTGTATGCATAATCTTGTAACCATGGAAATATCATATGGTCATTGAGTAACATTGCATCTGGTTTTTTATTGTAAACTCGAAGCATTACCGTTTCGCTTGGAACATCACTTACATCACTCCAAATTTGTGTTGAACGTTTATCGTGCGTTACAACTTCATTTGCTTGTAGTGATGTTTTTGCTTCCACTGTAAAAACTTGTTTTGTTGTATCAATTGTTTTAATTTGATATGTATTATTATATCCGCCTACTTTACAATTAGAAATTGTAACGCTATTTCCTACTTCGACGTTCCAAATATCTTCTGTTTCAATTGTAATAGTGGACCCTGGTGTTACCCCATTGGAATACAATGCACGGATTCTTACATAATTATGACCTGTTGTTGGTATTTTACGAATTAATGTAAGTTTTTTAGTAGCTGAATTAAAATAAAAATCTATATATCCACCAAACATTTTCATTGCTAATTCTTGATACCCAACAAACAATTCATAATTTGGTAAACCACCTACACGGCCAGCTACTAACATATATGTATTAAGGTACCCTGATGCAAAAGGTTCAAATTGACTAGCTGTAGTTCCTGTAACACTGCCAATGCCGCGGCGTTGTATACTACGAACAGTCATAATTTCCTGAGGTAAAATATATTCTTGTACTTCAGGCACTAAATCTAGAAATACATAGCTTTCCTCTTGGCTGTTTTGTGCTCGTTGTCTATATTTAACCAACGCTTGCTTAATAGCTAACTCATAGTGTTCTTTATCTAATTCAACATCAACAATTTGATCACCAAGCCGGAGTCTAATGTAGTCAATGATTTCGTTTTTTCTTGCAGCAAGGCTTTCTACACTGCTTGGGGCAAACTCAATTGGCCCAGGCCCACCTAGGTGATCTGTAGTAATACTATGACGAGAATTTAATCCGGGTTTTAAAGTGGCCATATGAATATCCTGTTCATATATTTATTATGAACAGGATATTATTTACGCTACTTTAAGTAAAAGTGTATCTTCGTTTATACGCCCGTTTAGTTTAACTTCAACTGATTTAATGTCTTTAAGCCAAGTTCGTAATGCTACTTTACCTGCTTTGGCAAACTCTTTTAGTTGTTCCTCAGGTTTTCGTAAAGTTTTTGCTATACTTTTGTCAATATCAAATCCCGAGACTGAAGTTCCTTTGACATTTAGAGTCTGATAGCTACTAGCAATATATTTCCCAAGTTTACGTGTTTTTATATTGTAAACCCATAGTTCTGTTGCGCCAATGTTATCTGCAGGATTAATGCTAACAACTTTAAGAACTTTGTTTTCTTTAGCAAACTTAAGCTTAGACACTAATTTTTCTTTACTTGGTGCTTTTTTAATCCTTGCTTTCTTTGTAGCTTTTTTAACGTCTGAGTATTGATCAATTCCTATTAAGAATTGATCAATCCAGTCGTATACACGTTTGTAATCAACAGTTTTAAAATGTCGATAAGCTTCTACCAATTGGGGATCTTCCTTACGTTGTGCTGATTCTAATTCAGCTCGTCGAGCTGTAAATAGTTCTACATATTTGCTTATTTGTGCCTGACCAACTTTATGTTCTGTAAAAAAATCATATGACTTAAATTGACTTTTTTTAGTTGCTATTAACTCGTCGTAATAGCCTTCAATTTCGCCAATTAACTCAGAAGTTTTTTCCGCTAATCTGTCTTGAATAGTTGGACGAGAAATAACCTGTTCGGGTGTAACAACTATTTCATCTGCAGGTTCGTTGACACTTCGCTCGCATAATTCGTGTATAGTTTTAACCATAAATTCAAGTTGCCTAGGGCGCATTGGCATACCTACTTTGTGCGCCATTATAAGGCTACATGCAGTCATCGGTAACCATTTGTCGTTTGCCTTTTCAACTGTTCTAATTTGTTGTTTGGTAAAAAGCTCAGGTTTACTTTTTAACCATTCCACAACATGCTTTTTGGTATCTTTTTGGTTGTAATAATAGTTATAATAGTAAAAACTTTTACGCAAACGGTTGTCAAAAGTTGCACTGTCCCACTCAATCGATTCAGCTGGCCATTCAGGTTCAGGTCCTGTATATTTTTCATCAGCAAATAAAGGATTACGAATTTTAGGAACTTTAGTTTTAATTTTTACACCAGCTACAGTTGCCATCATTGACCTCTTTTGTTACAAAAGTTAATTATACATTAAACGAGCAGGTTCGTCAACTGTCACCCGTCAACTAACAATCCAAAAACAATGTGTTCTTCTAAGGTGTTAACACTCTGCACATAAGAATTTATCAAATCTTGACATTTTATTGTTACTTTACGAAGCCGACGGCATTCAACAAGCTCTATGCTAATTAAGTTACGAAACTTAGAACATACCGTTGACATTTCTAACAATTGCATTTTAGTAGAATTACTACGGATTTTACGAATTCGAAGCAATAGCGTATCAAAGCGCTCATGTGTTTGATATAGTAAATCTGCATCCATAGATATATTATTATACAGCATACTAACGTATTTTCATAGCCATAAATACACAATAATTCTAAGGATCTTTATCGTGCCACGTTTAAGTTTATGGAAAGATGGTGCCCATAGTAATGATTATCGTTTTTTAGATCGCCGTATATCTGAAATGTTTACCATTGGCGGCACAGGAGTATTAGTACACAAATATCTAGGTACCGAACCTAATCCTAAAGCGCCCGATGACTTTACACAACCAAAATATTCAAATTTAAGTGAGAAGAACATTCAAGACTTACTGTTTTTAGAAAACAGAGATCGTATATACGACTCATCTATATATCCAATGCGCGGCATTTATCAGGTTAGCGATAGTGATTTCGATTTAACACAGTTTGGTCTTTTTTTAGCAACAGGGACGCTATTTCTTACTTTCCA